GAATGAACATAAGCAAATTAGATCCATAAGTGTTTTCTTATGATTTTGTAATGCGTTGTCATTTACTTGTTTTAAAATCCATTCTAATTTTCCACCTTCTTGTAAGTATCTTACTTTAGAAGTTAAAACATATTCATCTTCGAGTTTTCTTGCTGGATTTATGATAGTTTGTCCTTTTTCATTTTCTATTGTCATTGGATTTTCAGGAGTATAACCAGAAACTGCTAAAATTGCTTCATCATTATACTTAAATGTATTTCTAGAGTTTTGTATAACTCTTTCATATCCACTTATTAAACTATCTACATTTTCAAAGATGTTTAATCCATGTTCATTTTCTAAAGCAATAACTTGTAGATCATTCCACTTGTTAGGCTCGGCTTTTTTCTTATCTTCTTTGAATAACGGTTCATCTTTAAATTGAGCCTCATATTTATCTGTTCCGAATAGTTTTCTTTTCTCTGGAGTATCCATATAGTATCTTTTTCCACTTTTTGTTGTTAATTCTACCATTTGCTGATACTCTCCATTTGCAAGAGTTGTTCTTATCAATCTATATAAACCTATCAAGTTCTTTGGAACAGAATAATCCCAAATAGCAACTGTCTCTAGTGCATCACTTTTTGAATAAACTATTTCTGAGTCACTATTTTTATATAATATTTCATAGCATCCTCGTTTAACAAAATAATCAAATGCTAAACTAAAGAACTCTTTTCCATCATCATTATAGTCAGTAACATGCTTTATGATGAATTCCATTTCTTTTACTTTTTCTTCATCATTTGGTGACTTATCGAATAAATCTTGATTCAATTTATCTATTTCTTCGTCATATGCATGTACTTTATATACTGGTGGTTTTCCAGCAAAGAATCCAACTGCCATTACAGATAAATATCTCTGTAGTGGAACTTTTATATCGTTATCATCTAAACTAGCCAATTCCTCATCAGTTAATTTTCTTCTAAATTCTGCATATAATTTCTTTCGTGCCTCTAATTCCATAGAAACACTTGAAAAAAGAGCTGATATGCTCTTTTCTTCTTCTAACTTATCCTCGCTAAATCTTAACACTTTTCCACATCCTTACATAATAAAAACACTCTATTGTTGAGTGCTATATTTTTCCTTTATTTTTTCTAATTCATTTAATATTTCTTTTTCTTTTTCCTCTACATATTTTTTTTCTTCTTCTGGTGTCATATCCTTACAATCAGCCAAACCTTGTTTAGCATATTTTGTATAAAGTGCACTTATTTCACTTTTTTCTTCTTCACTCATTATTCCACCTCATATAATAAATATTATTGTCAATAGCATATTGAATAGACATTAAATGTTCATATCCGTATTCTTTAAATTGATAATCTTCAGGTATATTTAGAACAGGCCCTTTGTTAGAATTTAATTCATACGTATATTTATCATCAATACCTCTTAATCTTGATAATTGATATTCTTTAAATAATCTAGTATCTGATTTGCTAAAACCATAATTAGTTTCTGTAGAAACATGATTGTGTGTGACTACTGCACCTCTTAATTCATCTTTTAGATCATAATCAGGCCACACATTAGTCTTATTTCCAAAGCATTGATATACTTTTCCTTCTTTGGTAATAATTATTGCATTTTCTATTTTATCATTTTTTATCAATTTTTCATACTTATTTAGTGTCTTGTTTATATTGTCTTCATTTAAATCAATTTGCTCTAATAATTTATGCTGTGGATGATTTTCAACTGTGTTTTTGGTGTTTACACCTAAACCAAATTGTTTTCTTAACTTTCTTTGAATCTTATCATATTTTTCTTTTTGTCTTTCTTGTTGTTTCTTCAATTCCTTTTTTATATTCCTTTTATGAGGCTTTCCATTTTCAAAGAACACTCTTGCACCGCTCGGCATCGTTCTCCACACTCCGTTTTTCTTTTCTTCTTCCATATTGTCACCTCTTTACTGGAATATCAATATATTGGTTATTACTCATAACCATCTTATTAATTGGTTCATATAATGCCAATGCTACTGCATCAGCTCTATCTGGTGAATGAACTCCTCTTTTTTTCATGTCTTCTTTTCTTTCTAGTCCGATTTTTCCATCAGATTCAATGAAATATTTTCTATTAGTTAATTGGCTGATTAGTTCTTCATCGTTTACTATTTCTAATTGTTCATTAAGGAACTTGCTTCTTATGTTCCCCCACATAACTCCTGTGGATATTTTATATTCAATAGGTTCATTATGATTTACTTTTCCCCCTTTTGCTCCAAAATGACATTCAACTGCGATTGCTCTCAATCCTGCAGTATTTGATATAACCTCTCTAAGTCTGTCATATACTCCAACACCTAGACCATCACAGTCTATTTTTACTCTTACAATAATAGTAGGATATTTCAAGTTTAGTCCTTTTATTATATTAACTATCTGTCCTGTAAGTTTCATTGTGTCATTATGCTTAAATATATGTAATTTAGGTATTTTACTTTTGTTGTAGCTTTCTGCAACAACTGATTCATCATCACCAAATCTAGCAACGTCTACACCTAAATCAATACTACTTACTTGTGTAGGAAAAGCATCTAATATTTTTATTAGATTTCTTCCTATAAAACTATCTGGATTAGCTTTTGGAAATTCTCCAGCCACTCTTACTCTATATACATCTGAATCTATTCCAAACATATCTATGATAGTTTTTACATATTCTTTATCTACTCTTTCACTTTTAGATCCATCTATTGTATGTGTACGATACATACTTGCTTTACTATTATGAGAATCATAAAAGAATCCACTCAATTGAGTTGGATTTCCACACATCAATAATTTTGCATCTTTAGTACTTAAAGAACCTAGTACTGGTTCAAATACAATATCAGGCACTCCAGAAGCTTCATCTATTATTATTAAAACGTGTTCAGCATGTGTTCCTTGCAATGCATCTGGTTTATTACTTGTTCTAGCAATTGCGAACCATTCTTCTTGTGATCCCTTTAGATATATTTTTTCACTAGTCCATTCAAACTCTTCAACTAAACCTTTGCTATTTCTTCTCCATTTACTTACTTCTGCCCATAAAATGTCATGTAATTGATGCTTTGTTGGAGCTGTACATAATATTTTTGGATAAGGTCTTGTACTTATATACCACCATATTATCCAGCTTTCTAATGCACTTTTTCCAACTCCATGACCACTTTTAACTGTAGTCATTGGATACTTAGCAACATCGTTCATTACTTCTTTCTGATATTTTTCAGGAATAACTCCTAGAATATCTTCTGCGAATTCTACAGGTCTATCTACATAATATAAAATAGCATCAATGTTCATTTCTCTTACTCCATGCTTCTTCTATGGATTTAGCAAAAGAATTGCTTGCGTTAGGATCATTTCCACCATTTAATACATCATTAACATCTTTTAATGCAGAAGTTAGTTGTTTTAATCCACTTCTATCTATTAAAGAAATAACTTCTCTTAACTCTTCTGTTTCATCTATAATCTCTTTGCTTGGTTTTCCAACTTGTACGTTGTATTCAATTGTTTTTGTTTTACGAGTGTTCTTTGCAATATACTTATTTAGTTCTTCCATCGACTCATTTATCTTTTCTAATAGCTTTGTAGCAGTATCTTTCGTACTCACTATTTTATTAGCTTCTTTATTAGCTTCTTTTTCGATTACTTTTTCCACTATTTTGGATGTTTTCAAAGTTTCTTTTTGTTGCTTTTTTTCTAACCATGTTTTAGTCATCTTATTTGAAGATTTATTTTTAGAAATTCCTTTTTCTTTAAAAAAAGCTGTAAGAGATTTATAATCGCCTAAAAGAAACTCTTTTTCTAATTGTTTCCAATCTCTTCTAACATACTTCTTTTTTTTAGTAGAAGTTTTTTTTTGTTCTCTCTTTTGCTCTTTTTTTGGCATTTATTTATCACTTGCTATTAAATAGCATCTAACTCCTTAAAAGTTTCAATAAGTTTAGGCATTTGAAATGCAAAATAGTCAACCATTTCTTCATTGGTTGCCCATCTGTCAGTTGAGTTTTCAGCTAATCCACTTTCAAATAAAAAAGCATGAATTATTTCATGCCTAATTACCTTTTTCTCATAATATTCTAAATTTTCAATTGATGACTCATCTTCATCAAACTTCGCTACCACTATTTTCTTGATACTAAAATCAGTATATCCGTCTCTTTGTAACAATTTCGGATAATCTTTGTCTAGAGCTTTTGTAATAATTGTATATTCTGTACCAAGAATATTTATTTTCATATAATCACATCCTTAGAATATTAAACATAATAAGATTGGAATAAACGATAAAAACATCAATGCTAGTATTTTATCTCGTTCCTCTATTGCACTGCAGAAGCATACTACCATAAATATTAAAGTATAAACAATAGAATAAATTTTAATAATTATCATATTAATTTTCCTCTTTTTTATTAGCTTTTTTATTTTTTGTTATTGGTTGTTCATCATTATTTGATGTTTCCTCATTAGTGTTTTGATCCTTAATTGGCATAATTGCTTTTTTAGCTAATAATTTACTGTATTCTTCATCACTTAATTCAATAGGATCATTCTCTATATATGTTTTACCCTCTTTTTTATTAAAAATCGGTTCTTTTACTACAGCTTTCATCCTATACACCTCTTTCTAAAATAAAAAAAAACATCTAAATTGATGTCTTCAGTATTTTTTGAATTACTCTATATTATCATTATATCAAAAAAAAGTGGTCCAAAGTGGTCCACTTTCATATATTTCTTTTCTTCTTGTATCTCTTATATATTTTTCTGCAGTAATCTTTAGAATAATGTACTTTATTTGCAATTTCCTGCCATGTATATTTTTTAATACTTATTTCTTTGTAATAAATGATTGATTCTTCTATTTCGTCATATTTATCTAATATTTTTAACTCATTATCTATCCAGTCAATTAGATTTTGTATTTCACTTTGAAGTCTTTGGATTCTTTCATCAAGATTTTTCCACTTTTTTAAATCTTTTAATGCTACATATACATCTAAGATGTTTGTATGTTTTCCACCATCAACTACTACTCTTGTGTAGTCTGTTCCTTTTGGATCTACTAAACACTCCAATAATTCTTTGTCCTTTAATAATTTGTCTAATTCATTATTTTTTCTTTCTACTTGAAAATTTGCCTCTCTTAGCTTCATATGCAACTCCTTTTCTTCTTATTTCTCTTTTAAATTGTTAATTTCATCTATTAGTTCATTTATTTTGTTTTTTAATTCAGTTGTTATATTTTCTACACTATCAAAGCTCATTATTCCACCTGTACACATTTCTATTTTCTCTATCTTCTTTGGTTCTTCAATTATTTCTACTTCATCATTTAAAGTAAAATCTAGATTGTTTCTAAAGAAATGTAGAAAGAAATCATTATCATATTCATCTATATAACACACATTTTTTTCACCATATACTCTATTCCATTTTATATTATTAAATCTTATTTTGTTTGGTGCTTCTTCTCCATTTGCTATTCTTACCAACAAATCTATCACTTTAATTTTCATTTTTTCTTCTCCTTTAAATCATTAATTTCATCTATTAGTTGATAAATAGTTTTGTTTAAATGTTCAAAGTTAACATCTATTAATTTTCTAAAGTTAGGCATTTGATCTCCTGTTGTTTCACTTGGAGCAGTTTTGTGTAAAATAGGATAATTTATTTTCTTATCTTCTTCTATTACTTCTACGTCATCATTTAAAATATTATCTATAAAATATCTTCTACTTAAATACTCTCCATTTTCATTACACATATAATTAAAACAGTTTTCAGTATCTCTCCTATGTTGATATTCATATATATAATTTTGATATTTTATTTTCTTTGGAATTTCTTTCCCATTTGCTATCTTATTTAAAAGTTGAATAACAGTCATTTTACTCATAATTTAACCTCCATACATACCCATAAGAACTCTTACATCTACCTAAAGCACAATTACTAATACAATTTTGTCTAAAACCAAGTTCTCTTTCAACATCTTTTTGACTATCCCATTTTTTTATGAAATTCCCTTGTAAATCATATTGATAAATTGGTTTTGATTTATTAGCATCTTTACCATATTTACCATACATTTTATTGTTTTTGCCTTTAGGCATCTTAATTTGACCATCTTTCCAAGCAACACTCGTATTGTATTCTTTTGTACACCATTCTAAATTATTCACATTATTGTTTAATTTATTACAATCGATATGATTTACACAGTTATAATTGTTAGGATTATCAATAAATGCTTCTGCTACTAATCTATGCACAAAATATTGTTTCATTTTATTATAATTCGATAATCCAACAACATAATACATTCCATTAAATGTTTGTTTTAGTTCTCTACCTTTTATAATTCTTTTTGCTTTTGCTCCATATTGATTAGAAACATTCACTTTTTTATCTAAACTTCTTACTCTGCCATCATTTGAAACTTCATAAATACCTTCAAAGCCTTTTATAGGTTTCCACTCTATTATCTTCATATAATCACTCTCCTAGCTTATATTCCATTTGTGAAAATTGTTCTTTTGTTACTATTGATTTAATATCGTCAATATATTTGTCTTTGTTGCAATCAATATAAGGAACAATTCTAGCATTTTTATTATTCATAACCACATCATCAAAAGCATAATCAATATCTTTCACTAAATATCCATTAACATAATCTCCAACTTCTATTAAATCTATTATGTTTGGTGATGATTTAATTACATCATTTGTATCTAATCTAAATGTTTCATCTCCCCACTCATCACCTATCACATCTTCTAAATAAAATGTACCTATTTCGTCTTCCTCATCTATTTTATTTATTCCTTGACATCTATCTAATCGAACATAATCTCCTACTTTCATATTACCCTCCTAATCTACTTTATCTTCTTCGATTATTTCTACATCTTCAAATAGCATATTGTATAAACTACCATATCTATTAAAATTATTAAAAATATCTCTAATCATTAAACAACTACCCCAACCATCTTTTCTATAATCTCCAATATCATTACACCATTTATAAATATTGCCATCAAATAAAACTTCCTTTGGCATTTCTTCACGATTTATCACTTTATTTACCAAATCACTTATTTTAATTTTCATTATTTATTCTCCTTTAAATCATTAATTTCATCTATTAGTTCATTTACTTTTTTTGCAACTTTATTTATACTAATTAAATTTTCATGTATATCTTCCATTATTTATCAACTCCTATTATACTTCTGTATTTTTGTAAAATTTCTTCAAATCCTGTTGCCAAAACTATATCATTAATTTCTTCTTGCAATTTTATTTCATCTTCTAAATATTTTATAAACTCCTTTTGTTGAGTTTCTTTTTCTTCTATTTTGCTTATATTTTTTAAATTGTCTACTTTGCAATCACGATGCAATATTTGATATGTTGTAAGCCGTTTCTTTAACTTATTCCAATTAGCCTTTAGTTGTTTATTTTCTTGTTGTAAATCAGTTATGATATTATTTAATCTTTCTATTTCTTTTGATTGTTTTTTTATTTTTTCATCATCAGCTAAAATTATATTTGCAATGGTTTCACTTGAATTATCTCTTATTGCATTTATCCACTGCTCTTTTTCGCTCACTCTGTATCACGTCCTTTTAATTTTCCTAATAATCACATTCATAACAATATTCATACTCATATTCATTAGGATTTTTATTTAATTCTTTTTCTAATAAAGGTAATAAAAATTCTTCTACGCAATCAGAACATAAATCATAACCTTTATAATAATTGTATTTTCGTTCTTTATAGGTTTCAGAGCCACTAAAAACTTCAACTTTTAAATTATTATGAAATTCATATAATTCTTTATTGCATTTATCACAAATTCTTATTTCTCTTGTTTCTTCTCTTTCAGGCATTGCTGGTAATTTTACAACTTTAGTTTTTTTCACTTTTTTCTCCTTCTTTTAGTTCTTGTAATTTACTTTTAATTAATCTTCCATTTGATAACATGCCTTGCTTAAGACCTTCATTATAAATATTACTTGTTTCTTCTTTTTCTAAATTAGTCAAATTAACTTCTAACCATTTATCAAACTCATTTATGATATTATTTAGTCTTTCTATTTCTTGTTGTTTTTTATGATTATCTTTTATTAATTCATTATAATCAGGTATTTTTCTAAATGCTCTAATTGTGTCAAATAAATCGTTTACATTTATTTCACATTGAGTAGTTGCTGTTATTGGTCTTTCAACTTTTGGCAATTTTAATATTTCATTATACAATGCATCTGTTTCTTCTTCAGTCATTCTTCATCCCTTCTTTGTCAGTCTTGCTTTCATAATATCTGATAGCAAAATCAATATAACTTCTACTGCTTTTTAATTTTTTTATGGCATAATCAGGATGTATTCCTTTGTGTTCTACATATACCTCTAATACTGCACTTATTCCTTTTAAGGAATCTACTAGATCTTTTAAGAAAGCACTATCTCTGCTACTGTGATCTGAATAATATTCATCATATACTGCCATATAGTATCTATGTATTTTATTTAATTCTATATCTAAGCTTCCTGATGTTATTCTTCTGCATAACTCTCTTTCTGATTCTCCCATACTCTTCTCCTTTCACATTCTTCTTCATAATCTATTTAACCCTGACTTTTTAAAATAATAATTGGTGAACAAATATTACCGAAAATACCAATAATGTAAAAATCAATATTGTTAGCATTAAATTAATACACACTAATTCTAATTCAAATTGGTAAATTAATACTCCAATACCTACTAATGCTAAAATCATAAAAAATACTATACCAATTGCTATTAACCAACTCATAATCTTTTTTCTCCTTTGTCTAATAAGCCTAAAATACTGTTTAGTCTTTTTAAAATCCACTCATCATTTCCTGTTGGCTGTTGTTCTATAATATCAAAAGTTGATTTTACCCAATTTCTTGTCTCTTTTACAATATTCTTATACATATCTCTCTCATCTGCTATCTTCATTATTGCGTAAAATAAATTTCTTGCATTTTCGGGTAATTGCTCTACTCTTTTTTCTTCAAAGTCCTTTAATGTTTCAATTAATTCTTTTTCGCTCATTGCCTATCCTCCATCATGCTCATAGTGGTTCTATCACATATCATTGTTAACTCTTTCAACTTTGAATATTTATCAAGTATCATTTCTAGAGCTTCTACATCCTTTTTAAATATCTTGCTTGATTCTTCATCATTAGTTATAAAACTTTTTCTATCTGATGTTAAATCTTTTAATTGTGATATCATTTCTTCTTCTGTCATTTTTATCACTTCCAATCTTCGTTTGGAATCAATTCAACAATTCTTAGTTGATCATTCTTATAATCCCATCTTTTTAGTTCATTCATCATTCTTCTAGCACTTGCTAAATCTCCATATACAAGAAATCTTCTTGATGCTCTATATGAATCAGATATCCATATATATTTTTTCTGAGTGATATTAAATATTGCATATGCTTTAATATTTTCTTGCATTATGCATCACCTTTATCTCTTTTGTTGTAATCCCACTTATTTACTCCTACACCAAAGGTTTCAGCCATTTGTAAGAATTGTTTTCTTTCTTCTTCATCCCTAAATCCTACTAATAAATGAGGTGGAACTGGAAGTAGGTCTTCTTTTGATTCAGGTTCATTAAAAAATTGATCATTATTTACAGGTCGCCATATATGTAAGCAATGAGGATGATTATTTACATATTGATTCTTAGCAGGATGGTATTCTACACACGTTTCATCATCATTCCAAAAGATATCTTTCATTCTACACATCATATCCCATGTAGGAGTTCTGCTAGGCATGCTTACTGATAAATGTTCCCATCCTAGTTGATAACTAAATATGAAGTTAAGATTTTTTCCACTAATAGAATCATAATAAT